AGGTGGTGGAGGCTTGGCTGTCGAGCGCCACGTCGACGGCGGCCTCCTCGTAACCCAGCGTGTCGACGATCCCGGTCGCCGTGGCGCCGGAGGTGACCGACTGGGGCTTGATGGCGACCTTCGTCGCCGTGTTTTGCAGCGGCATCATGATTACTTCTCCTTGCGAAAGAGTGGGAAACGCACCGGCCGTAGCCGGTGCGTTACTTCAGGCCGTCAGGCCGATCAGGTCGTGCCGATCAGCACCGCGAACGGCGGCTTCTTCGTGGTCGAGCCCAGATCGTGCACGTTGATGTCGAAGCGCTCCGTGCCCTTGATGCCGATCTGGTCCTCTTCCCAGTACTTCTCGCTGGAAAGAGCCACGCGGATGCCGCGCCGATCGCCGAGCGTTGCCGCCATGCGAAGGTCGCCGAACCCGATCATCACCGCATCGTTGTAGTCGGTCGCCGCACCGTCGTTCATGACCGGCGTGACGTTGATCGGGTAGCCCAGGAACCGCGGCTGGTCGGACTGCGCCAGCATGTCGCGGGTGTTGCCGCCGCCCGCGATCTTGATGGCGTTGAAGACCAGCTCCTGCGCCGTCGGGCTGCAGTACCAGGCCGCGCCGGGCTTGGCGAACTGCGGGAGGGCCGACATCAGCTTCAGCAGGTCATCCGAGTCCAGCTCGGCGAAGGTGTTGTGCGGGGTCGCCGCCTCCACCTTGGCCAGGCTGTGCGCCGCATCCAGCGCCTTGACCAGCACGCCGACGATGCCGCCATCGGCCGCCGACCCCGTGCCGTTGAAGCCGACCTCGTCCTCGCGCGTGGCGAAGGCGATGGCGATTTCCTCGGCCATCTGGTCCGCCAGGTCGATGATCGCGTCCTCGCTCACTTCCGAGGACATACGGGTGAGGACCATCAGCTTCTTCGCCACCAGCTGCACGTTGTCCCAGCCGGCGTCGCTTTCCGTTCCGCCGACGTTCTCGCCCACGAAGTAGGCGGTGAGGCCGCCGGTGCGCCGCGGGATGTTCCTGGTATCGGACCCCATCGGTGAGACCCGACAAACGCGGCGGAAGAGCCCGTACATCTCGCGCAGGTCGATGATGGCCCGCTCGAGTTCTTCCGGGACCAGCGCGCCGCCCGAGGTGTTCACGCCACCGGAGAGCGCCGCACGCGAGCCGACGCCGTTCTTGCGGCACCAGTCCTGCGCGTTCACGTCCCCGTACAGCGTGGCTCGAATCCACTGACCCGCCCGGTAAGCCGCCTCCTGGCCCTTCGGGGTCTTCGCGAACGCCACGAGCTTGCCGTAGGAGCGCATGGATTCGATGCGCGTGATCTCGGTCGTGCGAATCGTCTGGCGCGCCGGGGTATCGACCTCGTCCTCGGGCAGCGCGTTGCTCGGTTGCTCACGCTTGGGGGCCTTGCCACCGAAGTCCGGCGCGGCCGCGGCCTCGAGCTTCTTGCGACGCTCGATGTCCGTGTTCATTTCTTCGACGCGCGCGACTGCCACGTCGTACTGGCCTTGCTCTTCCGCCGTCAGCGCCCGGCCGGCCTCATCGGCGGCGTCGAGCAGAGTCTCGGCGGATTCCAGCAGCGCGGTGCGCTCCTGGAGAAGTTGGGCTACGGTTTTCATCTCATCATTCCTTTGGAATGGGCAATAAAAAACCCGCACATGGCGGGCTCGCTTTGACAGATTCCGGCCTTCGGGCCGGCGCGCGGGCTGCTTTGGCGCCCGGGCGGTGACGATGTCAGCGTCAGGTGTTCAGCAACTCAAGTTTCTCGCGCCGGCGGCGCTTGTCCTCTTCGAAATCGTTCTTCGCCGAGGCGATCGCCTGCGGCACCTTGAATCCGTATTTCGCGAGATCGAACTGCGCGAGCGCTGCGGCCCTGACCGGCTCGGCCACCACATCGGCCAGGCCTTTGGCCACGGCATCAGACGCCGACAGCCAAGTCTCCTCGTCGAGCATCTTGTAGAGCGCCTTCCGGTCTAGCTTGTCGCCGGCCTTGCGCAGGTAACTGCTCGCCATCGAGTCGCGGATGCTGTCCAGCTCCTCGGCGGCCTTGCGCATGTCGGCGGCGTTGCCGAGCGCGATCATCATCGGGTTGTGCACGAACATCATCGCGTTCTCCGGCATCTCGACGCGGTCGCCCGCCATCGCGATCAGAGAAGCGATCGAAGCGGCGACCCCATCCACGACCACGGTGAGCTTCGCCTTCAGCGTGCGCAGGTAGTTGTGGATCGCCATGCCCTCGAAGACGTTGCCGCCAGGCGAGTTGATGCGCACCTTCAGCTCGTCGCCGGCCTCGAGCTTCAGCGCCTTCAGATCCTTGACGAAGTCCTCGGCCGCGATCCCGCCGCCGAAGAAGCCGCGGCCGATCTCGTCGTAGATGAAGACCTCGGTGACCTCGCCTTTCTTCGCGGCGATGCGATACCAGCGGCGCTCGCCGGCCTCGGGAAGTTGATTTCTATGCGGCATGTGCTTCTCCCATCACGAGTTCAACGAGCAGGTCCACCTTGCGCGCGCGAAGCTCCGTCGCGCCGACATCATGATCTTCGGCGAGCAGGTTCAACTGCGCCGCGACCTCGCAGTAGTGCGCCGCGGTCTCGGGCCGCACGGTCAGCCATTCGCAGAGCTTGCTGCGAAAGTCCTCGCTGTGCCCAGCCCGCTCCTCCAGGCGCACGACACGCTCGGCGCCGACCCGGGCCAGGCGCTCGGCCGGGCCCGCCGGCGGGACGGGAGTCGGAGCCTGCGGTGCAGGCGACCCAGGCGCCGGCGGTACGGGCTTCTTGCCTACCTGGTCGGCCGGCATCATGTTCGCGGGAACGAGATACATCTGGCCCTGTTTGCCAGGCAACGGGTTGCGATCCTCGAGTTCCAGAACGTCATCCGCTGACATCCAGCCCCAATTCCTAGCAACAGCGTAGGCATCGAAGCGGGCCTTCAGGTCGCCCCGGAGCAGCCCCTCGACGACGTGCTTCGTGTAGAACAGGGTCTGCTTGAAGAAGAGCTTCCGGTTGAACTCCTGCTCGAACCGGACCAGCCACGGGCGGATGGTGTCCACCACCCACTCGATATTCTGGTGCTCGATGTTGGAGAAGGTCGCCTCCGACATGTCCTTCAGCTTGTGCGGCGGCATGTTGAGCCAGCGCGCCCACTCTTGCACCGAGAACTTCCGCGACTCGACGAGCTGCGTCTGCTCGTGCGTCGGATTCAGGGCGTTGAACTTCATGCCGGCTTCCAGGATCGCGATCCGGTGCGCGTTCGTGAGACCCGAGAACTTCTCCGCGATTTCCTTCTTTAGCCGCTGGAACGCCGCGTCCTGCAACACTGTCGGCACCTCGATCACGCCGGAGACGTTCCCGCCTTGCTGGAAATACTTAGCCGCATAGGCGTCCTGGGAGGTGTGCAGCCCGATCGCGTCGCGCGCGACCTGGATCAGCCCATAGCCCATGATCCCGTCGTACCCTAGCCCCGGGATGTGCAGCACATTCTCCGGCCGCAGGTATCTGACCTCCTTGTCCCACGGCCGCACCTCGTACCAGAGCTGCCCGGTGTCATCACGAAGCGGACGGGTCATGTGCGGCAGGAGCGGCCAGATCGCCGCCGGCTGACCACGCCTGTCCCAGACGATCTCCCCATAGGCGTTGCCGCGCGCGATCGCGTGCATCACCCAGGACTGCCGCAGCGACATCGCGGTCATTTCCGGGTTCGGCTCGTTGTGCAGCAGCCAATGCGCGGGATGCTGATCCCAGACGTCGCGTTTTTTACCGTCGCGCTTGTAGACGTTGCACGGCAGGGACCCGACCGTCCCCGAGATCATCAGCACGCCGCAGTAGTACGGCGAGAGGTTCAGCGCAGTGGCCTCCGACACCCGCACGCCCGAGCTGGACTCCCGGCCGAACAGCGCCTCGAGGAACCACGTCGCCGGCGAGCGCAGCGTCGTCGCCTCTGCTCGCACCGGCGCGAGCCGGTCAATGATGCCCATTACCGGCGCATCCCGATCAGGAAGATCAGGAGCCCGATGACCATCCACGCAGCCGGTACATGGACCTGCCAGATGCCGTAGCCCAGCGAGCCCAAGCCGCCGAAGACGAAGAGTTCGCGCAGACCGAAGAGCGCGGCCAGCGAACGAAGAGCGTTGCGAATCCTATTCATATTGGATCGTCCTGATCTCTCCGGTAATCGGTCCCGAGGCCGGTCTCACCGCGCCCCCGAACGCCATCAGCATCGCGACCATGTCGTCGATCTTGTCCGCCGATCGCGTCTTGTCCGGCGCCATGTTCAAGTTCACGTCCCGGCGCACGACGAGATTCGCCGCGCACCAGGTGAGCACCGGGTCGCCGGCGTGCCGCAGATTCCCGGTCAGGTACGCGCGCTCGAATTCCTGCATGGCCGGGTGAAAGCTCTTCGGCCCCTGGATGAACTGCTCGACCTCGACGCCGGCGTCCTTCAGCCGCTGCGCGAGCTGCGCCGCATTCCAGCCGTCGTAGTAGAGCCTTTCGAGCTTGAACTTCTCCTGCGCTTCCAGGATAGCGGCCTCGACATCCTCATGCCGCACCACCTCGCCCGTTGTCTGCTCAAGCGCGCCGGATGCGATCCATGTCGCGTACGGCACGGTGCCGCGGTTCGTGCGCTGCTGCACCGCCTTCTCCGGCACCCAGCGCCGGCCCCAGGTGTAGTAGACCCCGTCGACCTTCCACAGCAGCCGGAAGCTGCAAAGGTCCGTGTTGCTCGCCAGGTCGAGCCCGCCCCAGCACGGATGCTGCGCGAGCATCTCCAGGTCCACAGGCTTCGCGCAGGACTTCCAGTTCGCGAACCTGATCCAGCCCTTCGCCGTCGCGCTCTGCCGGTTGAGCCGCTTGATGCGGAACTCCGCGAGGTTCCCGGGCATGTGCTTCGCGTCGACCGCGGCGGTGCGGATCTGCCCGAGCAGCACCTTGTTGACCTCGATCAGCGGGTTGGCCTTGCGCCAGGCCCCCTCGTCGAAGTCGTCATCGTCGTCGTCCACCGAGAAGATGACGGCGAAGTAGTGATCCGCCTGGACCTTCCCGGTCAGGATCTGATGCGCGAACTGCCGTTGCTCCTGCCACGGTCCCGGGTTCTCGTACCCCTCCGTGGTCGTGAAGAGCCACAGCGGATTGCGCCGCGCGCCGGCCGCCGAGCGCAGCACGTTCAGCAGGTCGTGCGTCTTGTGCGCGTGAATCTCGTCCAGCACCGTGTGCGACGGATTGAGCCCGTCCTGCGTCGAGGCCTTGGCGTTGATCGGCTTCAGGCTCGCACCGTTGTGCCAGCGCGCGACTGCGTTGGCGAAGGGCTCGACGGCGAAGGCCTCGCGCAGGTCCGGAGTTTTCAGGACCATCTTCTTCGCGTAGTCGAAGACGATGCGCGCCTGCGACCCGGTGGTCGCCGCGGTGAGCAGTTGCGCGCCCGCCTCATCCTCGCAGCACATGCAGTACAGCAAGATCGCCGCGGCGAGCGTGGACTTCGCGTTCTTGCGCGCGATCGCTAGCAGCGCCGTGTCGAATCGCCGGGTCCCATCGGGCTTCCTGAACCCGAAGATGTTGACGACGAAGAACACATGCGCTGCGTGCAGCGTGAGCGTCGAGGTGGACCACGTCCCCTCGACGTGCGGCAGTTTCTCGATGAAGCCGCACGCATCGTTCGCGTGCCAGCGGTCGAAGTGGAACGGCGCTCGCTTCGCCCGGGCGCGCCTCAGGTCGGCGAGGAACCTCCTCGCCGAG